CAGGTTCCACAGGCAGTGTCTGATCCTAAAGCAGAACAGTGGGCATCAGATAATGATTGGTTTGGTAAAGACAATGTGATGACTGCGGCTGCACTTGCTATTGATTCAGAATTAAAGAATGAAGGATATGATCCAAGTGATAATGATTTTTATCAAGAAATTGATAACCGAATTAAAACGTCTTTTCCACATAAGTTTGAAGAAGACAAAGAACGTGTTCAGGAAACTACGTCAAGTCCTGCTCAAGTGGTGTCGGGGAGTTCTCGCTCTTCTCCGAGTTCTAGGAAAAAGATTAAGCTTTCGCAAGAAGACTTAAGACTTGCCCAAAAATGGAATATACCTCTTGAAACGTATGCCGCCCAAAAGCTTAAAGTACATCAAGCTGACGGCGATTATACAGATATAAAATAGTAGCGTGGAGAATAAAATGGATACAACACGAAATGAAACACGTAGTGACGCCCTACGAGAACAGAATCTACGAGAAGATCAGTGGACCTATGAGGAACCCGATGCCCTCACTATCCCAGAGGTAGTAAAAGCACGTTATGACAATGAGGGTATGGCCCTTCGTTGGCTGCGTATATCGTTAAAAGGTCAAGACGACATCACTAATGTTGGTAAGAAACAACAGGCAGGATGGATTTTCGTAACTCCTGATGAAGTTCCCGAAATGGCTGTTACATCCTTCGTGAGGGATGAAGGCCGTTACCTTGGTACAGTCTGTCGTGGAGACTTAGCATTGGCTAAAATGCCAGCTGGCAAGGTAAATGCCCGGAGAAAGCATTATGAAAACAAAGCAAATGATATGATGGATGCAGTAAACGCCCAGCTTATGAAAAACTCTGATTCTCGTATGCCTATCTCTAACACAAGTAAATCGGTAACAACACGAGGAAGGCGACCTTCTTTTCAGAACTAGCTTTCTTCTTAACAAGGAGATGAAACAATGTCTACTACTAAAGCATTTCGTGGTTTCATTCCTGCTCGTAAAAAGAGTGGTGGCTACAATAACGAAGCCGTGACTGACATGATTACGTTGACTTCAACGGGTCAGGCCCAGTCGCCCACTAATAACATTTTCACAGGCGATCCGGTAGTTCTTCCGGGTGCAAACTTTGCAACGATTTCGCCTTACATTGCAGCAACACTGAAACCTTCTGGGGTTTTCATGGGTTGCCAATATGTAGAAAATGGAGAGCAGAAGTTTTCCCGCCATTGGAACGGGGGCTTGAGTGCCACGGATATTAAATTCTTTGTAATCACTGATCCAGATCAGACGTATTACATCCAAGCCTCTCTCTCGCTTTCAGCGGGTGAGTTGGCAATTGTCAAAAACTATAATGTAACAGTTAGTTCCACTGCAAGTTCAGGAAGTACAGTCACAGGTCAGTCTAGTTACTACCTTGACGGTGCGTCAGGCACTGAAGCAGCGGCAGCGGTTCGTGTAATTGGTAAAGCTAAATACCCAGACGAGAAAGATTCGGATGCGTATCCAATCGTTGAAGTATGGCTCAACCATCATCGTGATCGTTTTGTAACTGCTACGGCATCAACAGCTTGATAGGAAGGAATTATTATGGCTATTAATAGAGCTAGTATTAGCAAAGAACTCCTTCCCGGTCTAAACGCTGTTTTTGGAATGGAGTATGGAGAGGTAAACAACGAACATGAGCCTCTCTTTGAAGTAGAAAACTCAGATCGTGCCTTTGAAGAAGAAGTACTCTTCACTGGTTTCGGTACTGCACCCACTAAGGGTGAAGGTGCTTCTGTTTCTTATGATGACGCACAGGAAAGCTATTCAGCCCGTTATACGGCTGAGACGATAGCTCTTGCCTTTGCTGTCACCGAAGAAGCTATGGAAGATAACCTGTATGATACGTTTGCCAAACTTCGTGCGAAAGGTCTTGCACGGGCGATGGCGAACACCAAGCAGGTTAAAGCTGCAAACATCTACAACAATGGTTTCTCTGATACCATTGGTGATGGTGCTGCCTTCTTCTCTGCATCTCATCCAACCATTTCTGATGGTCTCCAGTCAAACCTTCTTGGTGCGGCTGATCTGTCAGAAGCAACCCTTGAGACTGCACTGACCACTGCTCAGAAAACCAAAGATGATCGTGGTATTCTGATTGGTGCTTCTGTAGTTTCTTTGCACATCCCCGTTGATTACTGGGCCGTTGCTGATAAGATTCTCAGCAGCCCCGGCAACACCGGAACGAGTGCAGCCAGTGCCAACCCCAATACGAATGCTATCAACGCTATTCGTAACATGGGTATGGTCCCTGAAGGCTACTACATTAACCGTCGCTTCACTGATACTGATGCGTGGTTTGTTAAGACTGATGTGCCTAACGGAACGAAGATGTTCGTCCGTTCTCCGCTTCAGACTAAAATGGAGCCTGATTTTGATACCGGCAATCTGCGATTCAAAGCCCGTGAGCGTTATAGCTTCGGTGTCTCTGATTGGCGTGGATGGTACGGTTCTGCTGGCTGATAAGATAGTTGAGAGGGGTAGTGTACAGGGTGAAAGCCCCCAAGCTACTCCTCTCATACTTATAAGGGAGTTATTATGACAACAAATATTAAAGTAGCACAAAATGTAAGTACCGATGGTGCTATTATCACAGGGTTTCGTTACGTAGATACCGGCTTAACACTTGGAGATGAAGGCACAGGAAGTACTCCTACGCCATCACATACCCGTGTCATGGCTATGCACGTATACTCCACAATTGTTGGAGACATTATTATTAAAGGTACTAAACAGATTACGAATAAGACAGCAGCAGGTACAGCTATTCGATGGCGTGTTGGTGCTACTGATTCACAAGATACTTACATAGGAGATATGGGTGTAGGCGTATTTGGAATTGTAAGCCTTGCAACTTCAGGTGCTGCTGCTATGCTCCCAACCATTACATTATATGTAGGCTAACGATGTCTACATACTCTGATTTAAAAGCAGCCTTAATCTCTACTACTGAGAACGACGGTACTGAATTTACTAATGAGATACCTAATTTTATTAGCAGAGCAGAGCTACGCCTGACTAAAGATATTGATGACTCAGGTTTAGATGAGTATACTGCTTTCTCATTCACAGCTAGTAATGCAGTTGTATCTCTTGGAGATAGAGTACGAATAGTTCGTAATGTAAATTTCACAACAAGTGCTGGAAGTAAAGTTAATTTACTTCAGAGGACAATTGAATACTGCAATGACTACTGGCCTGTAAGTGCTTCTACAGGTGAGCCACGTTATTATGCACGTAAGAATAACAGTTCTATATTTATAGTACCAACTCCTGTATCTGCTTTAACAGGAGAAATCCAAACAGCTTCCCAACCATTGGCCTTGGCTTCTGCTACAGGCACAAGTGTTACTACAGCAAATTATTTTACTAATTACTGTTATGACGCTTTATTTTTTGCTGCCATGATGGAAGCTACTATGTTTATGAAGGACTGGCCTACAGTTCCTGCATGGCAAGCTCAATATGAAGCAGCAATTATTACACTAAGAAATCAAGCTAGAAGGACACGTCAGGATGACATGGCAATTGCTGCCTCACCTGCGGGTGGTCCTGATACAATTACACCGGGGAGTCCGTAATTATGAGTGCTGCTAGTAAATTAATGCGTATGGTAACAAGAAAAAAATCTAAACCAAAACGTAAGTATAGAAAAAAACCTACTGATAGAGTTCGTCAAGATGAAGGAAATACTGCTTCTGATCTTATGACACCAGCTACTGCTGCGACTCCTGATTCATCAGGCACAAAAAAATTAGTAGGGACTGGTGAACCTACTTCGGGAAATATCCCACGTTCTAAAGTAAATGCAAAAAGACAGAATGATTTGGGTAGAGAACTTACTAGAAGTATGAAAAAGTTAGAAGAGTATAAAAATAAACGTGATTCTTTTAAAGGTAAAGATAAAATTAAATTTATTGCTAATAAATCACAAGAGGTAGAACTATTAAAATCAAAAATTAAAAATATGAAAGATGATAGAGATATTGTACCTAAGAAAAAAGGCGGTATAATAGTAAAAAAGAATATGGGTGGTTCTCTTAAAGCTGTAAACAATCCCGGCCTAGCAAAGCTTCCTACTCCAGTTCGTAATAAAATGGGATATGCTAAAGCTGGTGGCAAAGTAAAAGGCTACAAAAAAGGTGGATCAATTACTTATCGCATGTCAGGTGGTCAAGTAGTTGGTCACGGTTATGATTAGTAGGTCTAGTGTTAGACAACAAATTACAAAGCCACCTAAGAAACCTAAAGTAAAAAGAAAAGTTAAATGGAACAGAAAACCGAAGTAAAAACAGTAGCTGTCGTTGAACAGCCTGTCAAGAAGCCAGAATCTAATCCTAATAATAATAATATTGGAATAGCTTGTTTTGTTGCTGTAGGTATTGTTCTTCTTGCAATTGTAATCTACAAAAAAGTAAAGGGAAATAAATAATGTCAGGACCACATACACTAATTGATCGTAGTATTCCACTGAATGACATCGTAGGTAAACCTACAGGTCAGGGATTTGGTGCTGCACGTAAAGGACCATCAGTTACAGGTAAAGCAAAAGATGCTGTTGTTGATGAAGACTACCAACAGGGTAAATCTTTTGACGTAGAGGATTAACCAATGGCATTTAAGAAAGGAAGGAAAGTACGCAAACCTCTTTCTTCTAAAAAAAGAGAGTCTAAGAGTACTGCTCAAAACCTAAAACTTTCTCTAGGAAAAGATACTTCTGATTCTGGTCCAAAGTTTAGAAAAAGAACTAATAAAGACCCTGATCTTTCAGGTTATAAAAAATTATTTAAAGATGATGATGATGATAAGGTATTTAAAAGTATAACTGGTGATACTGTAGGTACTGAAAAAGCTTTTCAAAAAGCAGGTTTAGAAGTACCTGATTATGATTATACTAATCTGAGTGATAGTATAGATGATTATCTGAAAAAGGGCGGAAGTATTAAAAAGGGTATGAAAAAAGTTAAAGCACGTAGACGGCGGAAGTATTAAAAAGGGTATGAAAAAAGTTAAAGCACGTAGACGTGCTGCTCTTCGTGGACAAAGAAAAGAATTAAGGGGATCATAATTATGGTAGCTAAACTTATTGCAAAAGCAGTTGGAAAAAAAGCAGGACGACCTAAACGCCGTAGAGGACCAAAGCCAAAACCAAAAGAGGTTGTAGCTAAGAAAGCCCCTGTTCGTAAAAAACCTGCAAAAGTAGTACGTTCTCCAAAAGAAAATGCAGAACTTAAGAGACTAATAAGTTCTCAGAAACGAGATGATGCTCCTGATTCAAACCCTCTTCCTAGACGCAGGGCTACAGGACCAGAAGGTTCTAAACCTGTAGAGCAAGGTCCACTACTTTCCAAGGTACAGCTTCCTGAGAAGATGAGTAAGGCTCAAGCTCGCAGACTTATTATGCAAGGAAAAGCTAAAGTAAGAACTGATAAGAATGGTAAAAAGAAATTAGTTTCTACAGGTGAGTATGCTCCAGCTAGAGGAGTTGTAGCAGAAGAGATGGGTCTTAGTAAACGAGGGAAACTTCCTAGTGAAGCAGAGCTTAAAGAAATAGGTGGTTTTGAAATGAGAAATAAAGGTGGTAAAGTAAAACGTAAGGCTGGTGGTAAT